CTTCCTTTGGTCTACCAGCACCTGGTTGTCCACCTTCTTCTGAACCGCCCTCATCATCTAACTCATGACCACTTCTACCCATTGCTAAATCAGATGGTGTACCTTGTGATTGTCCACTTTTTGCAGGGTCATTACCTTCAGCTTCAATTTGCTGTCTTCTAAATTTGTTTTTATAATCAAAGACTATCTGTTCATCATTTTTCTTTATATCATCATCTGTAAAGTTGAAGATATTTTTATATATCCACTCCGATGATAACAAACCATCTCTTACCATAGACTCTGCTAATGAAGTTTTATTGTTCCACAGTTCTATTTTTTCTTGTTCGTATATTGTAGAAGGATTTGTTAGTTTTAAATCGAAGTTAACTAACTCTTGATCTCTATATCCTTGAGCATACAAATGAACTACAGCAATTTTTGTTAACTCACTAACCACAATTCTTTGTATTCTTTCAATTGTTCTGGCAAACCTAACATCTTCTGCCGCTAGTGTAGCTTTAGAACCCAATCCTTCTTCATATCCTAAGAAAGCTTTAGGAACTCTTAGTGAGGCTAACATCTTATTTTTCAAATATTCAATATCTTCAACTGCTTCATAAGTCAAACCAGCTAAACTTTCGATATTTGTTCCACTATCCCCACCTCTAACAGGTAGAAAGAAATCTTCTGTAAGGTTTTGTATGTTATATCGTAGGTTGTAATCGCCTGTTTTCTCATCGATAACAGGAGCTTTCTTCATTTTGTTAACTACCTGTTGCATGTAGTTGTCAACTTCAGCAGGTGGTATGTTACCAATGTCTAATTTAAATATTCTTTTTTCAGGTGCTCTCATTATACGATGTATTAACATAGCATCTTCCATAAGAGTCAACTGCTTCCACACCTTTCTACCAGCTTCTAACATAGAACGACCATAAGGAACATAGTTAGCATCTGAAAGTAGTCTGAAATGAGCTACCTCATAGTTTTCATATGTTATTTGTTCAGCATTTGATGTTGAATGTCTATTAGAATCACCGTGCGGTGTCAATAGAAATTGAACGTTCTGAGAATTTTCAGCGTCATGACCTTCAAGTCTGGCAACATCGTAAGCAGACAGTGGTGTGACATTAACGACACCATACTTTTCAGCAACTTCTAATTGCAAAAAGAAGTCACCGTACTTATTCATATTACGAATCCAAGGCCAAAGATTAAATTCTATGTTGATAACATCATAAAATAAGTTGTGTAGTATATCGTATATATTATTATTTGTTGTTTCTATAGTAAGAACTTCACCGTATTCATTTTTCATAGTTGACTCATCAGAATATATGTCTAAAGCTGATGCAATTATAGCATCAGAATCCATTGATTCATAGTCTCTGAATAATCCTAACCTTAATTGTTGTTGATATAGTTGGTCATTGTATCCGTATTGTTGAACACTACCAGCACCACCATATAGTTTTTGATATCTGTCTACTAAATTAGTCTGTACATATCCTTGTAGTTTTCCAGTATCTACTACTTTAAGCTTTCTACCACCTATATTTCTAACAATAGTGTTAGTAGAAAATAATCTTTTTAATCTTGAAAATATGTCTTTATTATCGGCCATTTTTTTACCTCTTAGTTAATTAACCAATCTAACGACTCTTTATCTCCGTTTGGACCTACTTCCATTTCCCAAGAGTTAGTCTTATTGGTTGGTTTTTGTGGTATCATCTGTGATGCTACACCACTTAAAGTTTTTTTAGTTAATTGTATTCCTTCATTTCTTAACCTTAATGCAGTATCTCTTACCCAAAGAGTCAAAGCAAAACTCATAACTAAGTCATCATTATATCCCTGCATAGCTTCAGCTTTATTGTTGTTATATATAAATACAAACAACTCATCAATTAATCGATTTGAACGGACAATTACTGACTTTTCTCTGAAATATTCTTCTAATTTAGACACAACAAGTGGTCTTGTCTTCATCGTCATTGAAAATCCAGCAACCATATTTCTATCTTGATTTCTGTATCTGTTATTTAATTGATGTTCTGTATCTACATATTTTAAATCTTTACTCATATAAAAAAGGTTTTCATATCCTCTATCAATACATTGTTGTAAAGTAGCCCAACCTATATTGTTGTTCTCAACTACTAATAAAGCATTATTGTATTCTGTGGCAACATTTACACATAAGTTACCAAAATCTTTTGTAGACATTCTACCTTTATATTCTGCTACCTGTTCCATAGACTCTATTTCCATAACGTGAAAAGCAGAATAGTCTGTACCGTCACCTCTACTGACATCAGCACTCAACACATAATCCTTTGTATAGTTTGGTGGTTGCCATATCCAAAGGTTACTATCTATCCCCCTTTTTTCTAATGGTTCTTGAACCTGCGTCTCTCTATACTCTTCTAATATCACACCATCAATTACAGATTGTCCTGAAGTAATGAAATCACAATCACATTCTTGTGCTGCTAACGAAGGACCTAGTAAGGCGTCTTGCTCTTTTCTCCACTCATCATTTCTCTCTGGATGTAGATTCCAATGTAACCTTATAAAGTTCCATTCATTTGTTCCGTTTTCAGCACCTTCCCAAGTTTTGTGAAACCAATTACCGACACCGTTTGGAGTGGATAGTGCAATACATTGTCCACCAGTAGATAGTGTCTGTGAAGCAGCAGCCCATATTGGTTCAATCTTATCAATGAAAGCAGCCTCATCTAATATTAACAATGATAGAGCTTCTGACCTACCAGCTTCTTCACCACTAGCAACTGCTTTTACTTGAGAACCGTTCATATATCTTAATGACAGTTTGTTATCTTCAACACACTTCTGTTTCAACCAACTTGGTAAATTAGCGTGCATCACTCTTACCTTAGTTACTAAGTTTTTAGCAGTATCTTGTTTTGTTGCAATAACCAATATATTTTTATCACTATGAAATGTCATCATCCAAAGTGAGTATCCAGCAGTTAAAGTTGATAATCCTAACTGTCTAGCTTTCAATATAATATTGAATCTATGTTCTTCAAATGTTTGTAAAGACTTTTCCTGATATTCATACAAATGGAAAGGAACTTTACCTTTCATTGGATGCTGTACCACACAATACTTTTTCATAAAGTATACAGGATCTTGAGCACACTTAACATACTCTTTTTTGATGACTTCTTTTAGTGGTGCAGGTTTCATTATATCTTTCCTAAAATAAATCCTAATCCCAACCAAAGGTATTTATTCTCATACCACTTTGGTTGAAGTGTTTTTATAAGTTCTTCATTAGATTTATCACGTTCTTGTAGTAATTTAATCTGTTTACTCTTTGCTTCTGATAAGACTTCTTCAACCTTAGAATACTCTTCTAATTCTGCTATTAATTTTTCACCATCAGAAATTACAACTTTCTGTGACTCAATTAACGAATCAGCTTTTGCTAATTTTCCTTCCCATTGTGCATCACGTGCTTTCAACATCTCTAATGCTTCATCGTAGGTAAACGACTCTGGTTTTTTACCACCCTTTTGTATTCCTTGACTATCTGCCATTGACATAGCAAAAAATATTATTACAAAATATTTTAATATCTTCATACTAATCCTCATTTACTTTTCGCAAATTTCCTCAAAAAATCTTCAGCTGATTCAACTTCATCGTTGTCGTACGCCTCTTGCATCTTTTGAGTTTTCTTCTTACTATTAGTTAGTTTTCTTTTGAGATTACCAACCTCTTTTTTAGAAGCAGTTTTTGCCTCTTCTAATTCTTTAATTTGTTTTTCAACTTTCTTTTCTTCTTTCTTATTTTCTTTTATGACTTTCTTTAGTTCTTTTACTTTTTTATTTTTTGATGCACCTGCAGCAAAGACACCACCTACTAATCCTAAAATTCCTAAGATAATTTTCCATAACTTCATTCTTCACCCTCCAACTTAACTAATTCTTCTTCAAATTTTTGTATAGCCTCATCTGCCTCTTTCTCAATTTTATCCTTATCTATACTCCATTTCTCTTTTTCAAGTTCTGGATAATTGACTCCAACATTGTTCATCCATACAGGTTCAGATTGTTGCTTCCACTCTTTCAATTTTTCTAAATTTTCTTTTATAAATGAAATTTTATTTTCTTTTATTTTATTTTTTTCCCATTCGTCATATGTTCCTTCAATACGAAGTTTGTTTTCTATTTTAATCTGGCAATCGAAACAATGACCAAATTTCATCCAAAATTTATTATCCAACCTTTTTTTCATAACTGTTTTACAACTAGGACAAAACCACGGCATTCTGGCCTCAGCCATTACATCGGATAGTCTACTAACTTTGTCACCCGACTGTTGTTTTTTTCCTTCATAGCCAACCATTACTCTTTTTTCGGGTGTTTCACCTTTTAGTAACGATTTTAAGACTTCATTTTGTCTTTCTGATTCTTTACTGTACCCCATAACCTACTCCTATACGAATTTTAACATACCTAAGATTTGATTTGCCGGGGCAAACGCACCGGTGTATTTATACAACTTTCCTTTATAGACAAAAGTTACACCTTCAGATGGGACTACTGCATCTAAACCACCTAAAGCTTTTAGTCTGTCTAATTGTACTTTAAGTGTATTTATAACTTTTGGGTCTTTTGATTTTTTTACTTTGTTTATTGTGGATATCAAATCCTTTCTAATTTTTTGAGCCGCTTCGGAGGGATTTGCTGCGATAAAATCACTCATATTTTTCAGTATTTCAGCACCTAACTCAAAGAAAAGAACTTCCCAATCTCTGATATGTTGCTTTTGTAATCTGGCGTGGTCCATTTTATCAGTAGTCAATACCCAATTTAAGAACTTAGGATATCTTTTCAAATCATTTCTGATTTGTGGTATCTTATAAGACTTATCAAAAAATGCCCATCTTTTTGTTAAACTCATCAAAACTTTATTACTTATATTTTTATAATCTGTTTGTTTAGCACCATTATAAATATATTCCATCCAATATGCTTGGTGATAATCTGCTAATGTATCACTGTCTTTTAAACTAAACTGTTTTTGTAAACGGTTCAGTTTCCCTAAAAAATAACTTTGTCTTTTACTGAAGTCTTTTACCTGTGGTAAGTTTGCAACAAATGGTTTTGTGATTGTATAAGTTTTCTGTATATCCTGATTAATTTGTTTTATCATACCAGCTAACATTCTAGCACTACCTCTATCTTCACCAATAGGAGAACCGAATTCGTCATACTCTATTGTACCATGAAATTGAAGAAGTGCTTTGTCATAAGGTATTACATTAGACGTAGCAGGATACATAACTTCTAAAGACATAAATTTTTTACCATTTGCAAATATTTTTTCTTTTTGTTTTTCACTTAAACCACTGATACCATTAGATAAATCTCTCATTCCATAGACAAAAGCTTTTTCTAAATCACCCCTACCTCTGAACATATTTTCCACACCACTTATATCCAAAGCATTTGCACCAAAGTTTTTGATGTGTCCTTTGTTACGGGCGGCGATAAGTTTGTCGTTTTTCCAACTTACCATTATATTTTGTCCGTCTGTTTTTTCAGTAACCGGTCCTTCCTTATCAAGTTTACCTTGTAGAGTATTAATAATTAGTGTTTTAAAATCTCTAAACGATAAATTTTTATCATCAAATGGGTGATTTAAATGACCATAAGCTCCACCTTCTAATAGTAGTTCTTTCTTCCACCATTCTTTTGAAAATGTTTTTTCATCTATTTTAAATATATCAGAATCAACCATATCTAAAAAAGATGTATCTATATCTGTATCAGCACCTGCTGCAAAAACAGTACCGATTATATTATCTATTGCTGCAGAAGTACCCATCCAGTCAACTATTTCCCAGCCTAAATTTTTTGTGACTTTATTCAAATACTTTTTGTATTTGTTTACTGCTCTAGTAGAACCACCAGATTGTCCGTGATCCATATATGTTAGTGGTACAGAAGTATAGTGTTTCTGTCCTGATTTTCTTCTACTATGGTCTTCAAGAGCCTTACCTACATTATCTTCTGGTTTGATAATATTGTTTCTTACCGCGTAATCGATAACTTTCCACCCTTCTTTTTTGTAAATACTATCAAGCCAATCCTTAGATACTTTTTTGTAAGCATTCATTGTTTGATAGTACGTTGAAGGTCCATCGTCTAAGTTACCAGCGGTTGTGTCTGAATATTCAAGCAGGAACTCTCTGATTAAATCTTCTGATATATCTATTGATTCAAATAATTTTTTAAATTTATTAGTCATCATATTATAGATGCCTTTATCAAAGTATTTGAATGTCTTCTTAAATGTTTTCTGTCTTTCATCGTCACTATATTTTGGGTTTCCTAATAAATCTCTCATCTTCGTACCACTGAGATTACCTTGTTGTGGTGCAGTCAATATGTAACCATGAGTTTCATAACCCTCTAAATTATTTTTGTTCTGATTGAAATCTTGATAATATGTTTTACTACCATCTTTTTTAGTACCACCTTTTAATCTACCAGCATCCTTCTGTCCAAATGCATACACTACAGCTGTTGTATCAGCATTAAATTTTTTCAACAGATTTACGGCAACATAAGGTGTTTTTTCTTGTATGATTCTATTTTTTGGAATCCCCATCTTTACCATATGTCTCACTTTTTCTTTGAAGTCCATTGGATGTCTTGGTGGTTGTTTAATGTTAGAGGTTGTTATATACGCCTCATCAACCTTAGATGCCAACCATTTGTATGTTGCTAAATGACCAGGATGAAAAGGTTGAAATCTACCACCGAATACACCGATGATTTTTCTAATTTTTTTGTTTTCGTTTATCTTTTTATAACCACTACCATATGGAACTGAAGTGTTACCTTTCTTCTTCATCTTCTTTACACCTTTACGACTTGGTGATGGTAGTAATCCAGCAGGCGCTCCAAACTCTTCATTTTTAGCTTTTGTTTTCTTTTTCATTTGGTTGATGTATGCACGATAGACAGCAGCTTGTGAAGCCTTACCCATCTCTCTAGCTCTCTGTTCCATAGCAACTGCGGCCTGAATCTTATGAGCATGTGACCTACCACTGCTTTTGATTTTACTTACTGAAGCCTTTGCATCTTTTACAGTTGCAAATTTTAAACCCTTAATAGTTCCCTTTGGATTCTCATCTGTGTACAAATCAGAATGTGACTTGGAACCACGATGTTGTCCTTTTTTACGAGGTACTCTTGGGGCTTCATTTACTTTCTTAATCACTCTGAACTTTAGTGCAGGTCTTCCATTGATAAGCAAATCCCCTTTGTCATTGAAGTCGATACTTTTTACTACAACTTTTTTATTTTTAAATCTACCCATAAGAATAGTATCACCTACCTCTACAGGTATTTTTATATCCTCATCTAAAAATGGTTTAGTCAAATATTTTACAAGTTTTTTCATAAAATCCTAAATATAGTTATTCAATAATAAATATCATTGTTTGATTTATTTGTACATTTATTTAGTTTGAACGGTGACTGTTCGAATATTAGTAAATCCGTTGTTAGTATGCGTCACTCTCCTATTTTGAGATGATAACATAGGACTTGAATGTGGTGAATATCTAAATCTCAAATATATTGTCTTACTTGTTCCCCAGCTTGTAGGTGTGTGACTTAATAGTGTACCTTCATTGACAAAGCCAGTACCACTATTTGCAGTTCCACTTGTACCAGGATCACCAATTGAAGACACTGCTACTGCTAATGTACCAGTACCGGTTTGAAGGTTGACTGTAAAAGCACCTGTACCTGAATTGACAACTAATGTTTTTACCGAAGAAACTGTTCCTGCAGAACCAGCTGTAGCAGATATACTAAAATTACTGTAAACACTTGTAAAAGTTGTTAAGTCATGATCGTAACTGTAAAATTCTGACATAGCATGTGGTGCTGTTTGGTCTTGTCCTGTGTTTGCTGCATTTAGGTTAATACCACCCAAAGATAAACTATCATCTTCACCATCATCCGATAATCCCCTCAAACTAAAATCTGTTTCACCATCTGTATTAAATGCATTGTAATCAGTTTCGTTTTTTTCAGAAAATATTCCGATTAAAGTTATTTCTCCACTACTAGGAACTGCCATTTTTCAATACCTCTACTTCTTTCTTTAGTTCATCAATTTGTATTTGTTGTTCTTTTACAGCTTCTATAAGAACAGCTGTTATTCTATCATAGTCAACTGTTTTGTATATCGTGCCCGAATCATCCATTAGTGGTAATGTTGTTTCGGTTACTATTTCAGGTAATACTTTTTCAACTTCTTGTGCTATGACACCTATTTCACGTTTGCCTTTCTTACTACCTTTGTTCCAAGTAAATTCAACACCTCTAAGATTTTTTATTTTGTCTAAACCTAATTCTAATGTTTCAACCTCATCTTTGAGTCTTTCATCAGAAGTAGTTGATGAAAATGCAATGACATCGGCATCTGCATGAAAATCACCACCATTCTTAAAAAGAAAATCGTAATTATTATTAACCATTACTCCGATACCACCATCACTTGTGTCGTGATAAAATCCATCATTAGCACTACCAAGTGATATTGCAGGAGTTGATTGACTTCCATTTCCAGTTGTAAGTTCACCGGCTAATGTAACATCATTTGGTAAACCAATAGTGACGGTATTTGTAGCACTTACAGTAACAGTTGTTTCATTTGAGACATTAGAAAATGTCACAGTTTCACCATCATCAACAGTCTGGTTTGTAGCACCATCAGATAGTACCCACGTACTCATCGAACCACCACCGCCAAGTCCTGTGAGATTACTACCATCTCCGAAATAAGTTCCGAAAGATGCGGTTGTAGCAACCGAACCACTTATACCATAATGGAAAATTCTATTAGGAGTTGCAACATCGTCATCAAAATCACCACCTGTATCAGAAACTTTACCTATTCTAATAACTTCACCGAATGGACCTGCTTTGATACCGACATCACCCGATGTTTGATGGTGTGCGTGGTAAGATAAAAGAACTCCCGCATTTTTATCGTTAGCAGTACCTTTTGAACTGCCACCACTACCAGATGACATGGTCATCCTAATACTTTCACTTAGCGGAAAAGTATCTTCACCAATAAGAGGATCAGTTAAAGTAGTAGGTTCTCCAAATGCATTGTTGTATTCAAAACGCATACTAGCACCAGGTGTCGATGAACCACCTATCGGAAAACCTTGACCAGGACCAACTGAAGATATTATTCGTGCAAACTTTGTGAAATCTCCTGTATTGGAAAAGTAAGTCATTTTAGAAGTTGGTGTAACATTTTCTGCAGATATATCAAATGTAGCTCTTGTATTAGGACTTGCACTTGTGTCATCACCTCTAAATATCACACCTGTATTTTCGAGTCTAACTGAGTTTCCACCATTAGTTGAAGTTAATTTATCGCTTGCAATTGTAAATCCACCAATTGTTCCAGCAGTTGATGTAATCGTACCTGACATATTGACATCACCGTTAGGAGCGATTTGGAATTTTGATGAACTTATTTCTAATTGCCCGTTAGATGCACTAACGAAAGCACTACCAGTAGAGCCCAACATAAATGCAGAGGAACTTATTTCTACATCACTACCATTAAATTTAACAAACCCACCATTAGTTTTACCAGCTCTAAATTGACCATCACCATTCATGTAAATACCGTTACCAGTATTAAATGCCGTAGCCGAACCTAACTTTATCTCACCATTACTACTATTAGAATCTAATATCAATGTGGTACCAGATTTAATCTCATCAGCATCTATTGTAAATCCACCAATTTCACCACTCGTAGCAGTAACCTTACCGCTTAAGTTAGCATTTGATGCAGTTACATTTCCTTCTCTTGATAAGTGAAAGTTTGAAGAACTAATTTCTATGTTACCATTTGAACCACTTATAAATTGTGAACTACCACCTAGAAAGTAATTACTTGAGCTGATAAAAAGTTTTGGTGTTCCTCCACTATCAAATTTGATAAATTGGTTCGCATCACCGAATCTAACAACAGTCCTACTAGCATCTTCTTCGGTGGCTAAAACTATTGGTATACTAGTGCCAGTTGTTGCTTCGTAACCACTAGAAGCATCACCGCCTAAAGTTATTCCGAAAGCATCGTTACCGTTTACTGACAATTCTCCACTCAGTAAATCCAGTCTGAATCTTTCAGTTGTTCCAGATTTACCAATTAAACTACTCTGACCTACTCCACCATTTAGAGTAAAGCCACCGATTGTACCACCACTAAATAATACATTTGAACCAGTGATTTGGCCTGTACCACCTTTAAGATTTAATGTACCACCACTTGATTCTAAATTAGTTCCAATATTAAAACCACCAATCGTACCAGTCTGAGCAGTAACCTTTCCAGTTATCTGAGCGGCCGATGCAGTAAGTTGTCCTGAAGCTCCTTTAAGTTTCAATGTGCCTGATGTAGAATCTAAATCAGTTCCAATATTAAAACCACCAATCGTACCTGTTTCAGCAGTTATCTTACCTGTGATTTGTGCAGCAGAAGCGGTAAGTTGTCCTGAACCAGATAATACCAATGCTCCATCCGAACTTTTAAGTCCAACTGAGTTGAGTGTGAACTCACCAATTTTTCCACCATCGAAAAGTACAGTTGAACCTGTTATCTCACCCGTATCTCTTAAAATTAAATTATTAGTAGAACTACTTATCGTAGTTGCATTTATAGAATATCCACCTATCTCACCAGAAGTTGCATTTATTGCTCCTTCTAAATATGCAGAACCTGAAGCCCACAATCCGAAACCGCTTAGTGTTCCAAATTTTGCAGAAGTAATTCCTGCAAGATTACCAGTTCTAACAACTGCAGAACCACTACTACTATTTACATCCATATATGGTGAATCAGCAGAAGAAGCATCTAAAGTTAATGTACCACCACTAATTCTTACCGCAGTTCCACCGACACTACCAGTTAAATCACTTAAACTACCTGAAGCACTATCAACACCATATTTTGTAAATCCACTTCCTGCCGCAATACCAGAACCAGTTACTCTGAAAGAGACTGCTTTGATAGTACCACTCGCTTCATCTAAATCTTTGTATAAAACTCTGTCTCCTGTATTGAATGTCGCAGATTTTTCATCTTCAAAAGTTACAGTACCAGTTGAATTACCATTGTCTGTTGAACCTGATATAACTGCAGAATCACTTACGAACAATACACCGTTAGTAGCTTTTACAACATCTTTTTGAAAGATATGAGTTCTTAAAGTATTACGAACTATAATATTATCAATCTCCATACTGACACCATCAGCACCACCATCAATAACTCTAAATCCATCACCGGTAATACCTGATACAAAAGTTGTAGTTGATATTTGATTGGTATCACCAAATGTAATATTGTCTCCAACAGTTAAATCACTTGCTAAAGTAACATCACCGGCCTTATCAATCTCTATTCCTGAACCGTCTGCTCCATGTAAAGATATACCTTCTGTACTTCCATTACCTCTACTTTCAATTACAAAATTTTGATTCAATGGTCCTACTATTTTTGAAGACGCACCTTCTGTGAATGTAAGTGTATGATTTGCTAAAATTTCAACATCACCATCAATATTTAAATCAGTTCCGAATGTAGCAAGTGTATTTGCCAATGAGAGACGAACACCACTATTAGTAACAAAAGAAATTTTGTCAGCTGTTTCTTGATAGATGTATGTATTACTTCCACCATCCAAATAAAGAAGATTTCCTGCTGGTATATAAATGTTACCTCTAAAAATAGCTGTACTTGATGCCAATGTCAATGTACTATCTAAAGTGCCATCAGAAATGGTTCTAAAATGCATCTGACTATCTTCAGTACCATCCGTCACATCTGTATTTTTTGTGTATATTGTAGCAAACTCTGTTTCTGCATGAGCACTATTCATTCCTTTAAATCTTATAGTACCTGGTATATCGTTATCGGCTTCACCTGTTGTAGACATTACAAAATGAAGTTGAGCACCATTTGTGACATCACCTGAGTTTTCTAATTTAATGACTGGCTCTGATGCTGTAGATGATTTGATGTGTAGTAGTTCATCAGGACTTGTTTCGCCGATGCCGACATTTCCCGAAGTGTCTATGGTGAATACAGTAGTATTATCTAAGTCTTGAGTTGTTGATATTTTAAACTTATCACTATCTCCATTACTGATTCCCATTTGCCAATTTTGTGTAGCAGATAAGTTAAATAATAAAGCAGCATCACCAGTTCCATCTTGTTCTATTTTCAACATAGGTGTAACAGAAGTATCGTTTCTATAAATGTGAAGTAGTGAATCGGGACTTGTTTCGCCGATGCCAACATAACCTGAACTACTTATGCGAAGTCGTTCTGAACCACCAGTAGCAAACCTTATATCTTCTGCTCTAAATCCTAATGGTTTTAAAGAAGCACCAGCACTATTGACTACTTGTAATGTAAAGTTACCAGCACCAACTTCGCCTATGTTATCACTAAAATAACCTCTTGCATTGGTGCTTATATTTATATCTAATTTACCATCAGGACTTGTTTCGCTAATGCCGACATTACCATTAGTAGAATCAATCATCAAATCACCGTTGGGTGTATCGAGAAATATATCTCTATTAGCGTAATTAGATTTCAATCTTAAATGACTACCATCATATGTCAACTCTGTAAGAGAAGTACCACCTTCTGTAAATCTTATAGCTGCTGGGTCGTTAGCTGGTGCAAAGAAATCTATATTAGGGCTTGTTGAACCTAAATTTAGTGTGCCAAACGAACCTGTTGAGGTTGATGAACCACTTATGTTTCCTGTTGCTGTAATATTTGCAGTAGTAACATTACCACTTGCATCAATCGTAACTCCACCACCAGCAGTAACCGCAAAGGTATCTGTTAACTCAACAGTAACACCATCTTCACTCTTTAGAGTTAAGTTACCACTATCATCGTCTTTTATCTCTCCACCTTCTCTAAAGTTAATATTTTGAAGTGAAGCAGTTACTGCTGTAATAGTATCTGCTACTGATAAAGCTCCAAACGAACCAGTAGAGGTTGCTGAACCGCTTATGTTTCCTCTTGGAAATTCTAAATTACCAGCAGAATCAATCGTCAGAGCTAGATTATTAAGAGTTCTAAACTTTAGTGCATTATTTCCAAAATCATAAATTGCATAACCTACATTTGTTCCACTTGTATTTCTATATAATATTCCAGCTTCACTATTATTAGAACTATCTGTAATAGCAAGAAATGGTGCTTCTGATTTCAAATGTAAAAGTTGTTCAGGACTTTCGGTGCCGATGCCGACTTTGTTTTCACTTACGTCAAAATAAAAACCAGTAAAACCACCAGAATCATATATTCTAAAATCTCGTGCTTGGGTAAGAATGTTGTTTATAGAACTATAAGCACCAAATAACATAAAATTATCGGGTGTGGAATCATAGTCACCCATTGTAATTCTTGGTCCTCCAGTATGATCCCCATCAATGTCTATAGCATACTGACCATGAGAAAGAATATTACCATCCGTAACAGATAAACCACCACTTCCAGTGATTGATACCGAACCTGTAAATTGATGAGTATCATCATTACTATTACCAAATATTGTAGAACCACCAACAAGAAGGCGTCCAAACGAACCAGTTGAAGTTGCTGAACCACTTATTTTTGAACCACTAAGATGAAGTAAGTCTTGAGAGACTCCGGTATTACCCGCTCTGAATCTTACTTTATTGTTAGCAAAAGCCATAAATGTATCGTTATCTCCCTGATGTTCAATCGTTTCAGGAATTATAAGTTTCATGTCATTTAAAATAACTTCTGTATTAACTACATCTAACTGTACTGTAGCACTGGTAGTAACACCATCCACATCACCTATTTTAAAATTGATTGTATCATCATTTGCTATATCACCAGGATCATATCCTATTAAGGTGTTTCCAGCTGAATCTTGGATATCTGCATTTTTTGTTATTAATTTACCAAACGAACCTGTTGAGGTTGATGAACCACTTATTTTATAATTTGGTTGTTTAAATATTGCTGCTGTATTATTGATATCTAATCTTGCAGTATTATTGGTAGCAAATTCTATATTATCAGAACTTGACTCCCTTATAAAAGTATTACTACCACCATCTAAGAATATTGCCTTAGTTGCTGCAATTGACATATGGTCAAGAATATTAATTTGACCAGATGCCATTGTGGCGACTCTTCCACCAGCCGCATCAAAAAGAGTGCTTGTATGAACTGAACCAAACGAACCAGTTGAGGTTGACGAACCACTTATACCAGCAGAAACTAATTCAACCATATAAGCCGAACTTTGAGCTTCTAGTTTTAATTTTCCTCTGTTAGATACTAACCTACCATCTGTTCCATTATGTTGAAAAAACAAATAATCAGCAGCGTCTGAAGAGTCACCTATTTGTACATCCCCAACAACTTTAAGTGCCCTATTTGACCTCGCATCTGTTCCAATACCAACACTATCAGCAAAGAAACCACTCGCAAACGAACCAGTTGAGGTTGATGAACCGCTTATATTTCCTGCCGCTGTAATACTCGCAGCACTAACAACATTACCATTTGAATCCACAGTAAATCCACCACCAGTAATTGTAAAAACATCTGATAAATCGACAGTAACACCATCTGCACTTTTTAGAGTTATACTACCACCGGTAAGATCTCCCATCTCTCCAGCCTGTCCAAGGTTTATATTTGATAGTGAAGAACTTACTGCTTTAATCAAACCAAACGAACCAGTTGAAGTTGATGAACCACTTACATTTCCTTTTACCTCTAAACTTCCGCTTGGTATAATAACTTCTGGTGGAGCATTATTTTCTTCTGTAATTCTTATACCTACTTTTTCTCCATTATTACCATATTGTGTTTTAAATAATAATCCTTGACTGAAATGAGATGTTATATTTGCAATGGGATTAAAAGCTGCACCACCTGACCTATTAATAAAGTGTATTTCACCTACTACATTACCACTAGAAACATTTGCACTAGCTAATTCTAAAATAGCTTTATCACTTG